CGCGCAACGCTTGTTTCTGCGCGGCGTCGTCGTCGAGTTTCGTCTCTTCCATCGAGCCCGCCTGACCAGCGATTTCGAACTTGCTACGAGCCGTGTCGATCTTGATCGGGAAGACGAGACCGTCTCGACCTGCTCGATTCTTTGCGACAAAGAGTCGACCCCAGCCGGTCGCCTTCTCGTGAGACTTCCTTGAGATCGATAGGACGACGTCTGCGACCATCGCCTTGCCGTAGGCCTCTGACATGTTGCTAAGGTCGACGACGTCAGCGTTAGATCCTTCTTTGTTGGACTGCGACGCCGTCCAGATCGGGATGCCCTTCTCGGAAGCAAAACCTCTCAACTCTTCGTAGATCAACTTCAACTCGTGGCGTAGCGAGTCGAACTGCCGTGTCGAGCGCATGATGTCAGCGTAGTCTATAACTATCAGATCGGGAATAAAACCCTTGACATCCAACCGTTCAATATGAGACCGTATGGTATAGATCGACGCCGTGTTGGTCGAAAACTCCTTGATGATGAGTCGACCCAACTTCATGTCGGCGTACTTCGCCATGACCTCATCCTTGCGATCGATAACTTCGTTAGACTCCATATCGCAGAGATTAGAGTCGTATCGGACGCCAACAGCAGTTTCCGAGAGCTCGAAGGTGTAGTGAAGGACGTTCTTGCCTTGTTTTAGCGCGTTGGCACCGAGCATCGTGAGGAAGTGTGACTTACCTACGCCTGTGGCCGCGACGACTACGCCGATCTCGCCAGCGCCGAGACCACCGTTGAATATCTCTTTGCGATCCAGCTCGTCTAGACCAGTGGCGACGCAGTTGCGCTGCAACCTTGTGAACCTCGCTTCAAAATCAGTAAAGAAGTCGTGACCGAGGGCCGGAGCAGTACCGACGAGGACCGCCTTGCGGATCTCTTCGACGATGGACTCGTATCTCTCGGCTTGCATCTGGTCGACCGCATTCTCGAGCGCTGCCTTGAGAGCCTGCTTTCTGCAGAAATCCAATGACCTATCTTTGACGAACTGAAGATCGCCTGGATCGGGATTGGCCTTCATCCGTTGAAGATACTCGATGATCTGATCGCGAAGAATGACGTCCGTACCGACCTTGAGATCATCGCGAATGATAGTAACGAGGAGTTGAAGAGTAGGAAAGACCTTGTACTTCTTCGCGTAAGAAAAATAACGATCCGCAAGGAACTGGAGATATTTGAGCTCAAAATAAGAGGAATCGAAGACCTCTAGCATCTGCTCAGCCCACTTCGAGTCAGTCAATAGAGCCTGACCGATCTTCTCTTGAAATGACTTACCGTACGTACCGAAAGTTACCCTGGTCGTCTTGTTATCATTTTCTAACATTTTATTCTCTTAATTTTTTGATCCGAGTCCGTCGATACACTTAAAAGCGTAAAAAAAAGTTTCAGTGTCGAAGTCGTTGACACCTTCTTTTACGAGGGTCTTAATGAGACCAATCCTATTGATCTGAGGGACGAATGTATCGACCACATGTTGTACCTTGGAAATCTGATCGGCAGACAACATGCTGCCGTCGAGGTGGACCAATCGCCAATTTCTCTTGAGGTCATGTTCGTTCTCAACAACACGACGATAAATAGCTGACTCCGAAGAATGCGCATGACAAAAATCTACGACTTCTTGCAACAATATTTCCGAGTCGTTCCCGAGCATCGGAAACTTCGATGCAGCCGTCTTGAAGCCCACGCCCTTAATTCCTGGCACGTTATCGCCAGGGTCTCCACATAGAGCTTTTGCCATAGCAAAGTTATTCGTTTTGATCCTATATTCTTCGAAGATATCCTCTGCCGTCATCACTATCTTCTTGTGAAGCGAATATAGCTTCGTCTTGTCGTCGAGGAGCTGATACATGTCCTTGTCCGACGACACGATGACCTTATTCTCGTTTCGATATGGTCCTTTGCATAGATGCGCCACGATATCATCGCCTTCGCAATCCGATACGTAAACCTGACACACAGGCACGAATTTCAGCATACCCAGCAAAGCGATCAACTGATGCTTCTTGTTCTCTTCTGAATCGGGGATGTCGTCGCCATAAAAGCGATTCAACTTTTGTGCCTTACGTCCTAACTTATACTCGGGATAAAGTCGGCGACGGCGCTGCGACCCTCCACCTTCCCAGGCGACACAGACCATCTTGGGTTGCATCTCGTGAAGGATACGACCTAGCGTCTTCATGAAACCAATACAACCACCCATCTGGTAACCATGACTTGACATGGTCGGATAGGCGGCCCAAGATCTCAAGAAAAGATTGGCGCCGTCGACGATGAGTATCGGTCTATCGGACATCAGATACCTGTGCTACCAAACCCGTCTTCGCCACGATCCGTCGAAGATACTTCTTCTGCCATCTGGAAGATGGCCTGCATAATTGGAAAAAATAGTAGTTGTGCAACCCTATCACCTTTTCTAACAATAAATTCCTCAGCCCCTGCGTTGTGCAGAATGACTTTTACCTCGCCTCTATAGTCGTTGTCGATGATGCCTGGGGAATTGAGGACCGTCACACCGTACCTCGCGGCCAATCCTGACCTTGGACAGACCATCGCGCCATATCCCTTTGGGAGTTCTAATTTAATGCCTGCCCCGATGATTGAGCGACCACCAGGAGAAATCGTCCTGTCTTCAGTCGCTCGCAAATCACAGCCGGCAGATCCAGACGTTTGATACTTCGGGATTAGTTCGATATCCTCTGCGAGCGTATTGATCCATATAGGATTCGTCTTCCTGTCCGTAGTGTCACTCATCGGTTCCTCCGTCGTCGGTCACGTTGTCGTCGGTCTCAGTTGGATCGGCGGCGGGGCCTGCCGTCATCGTCAGAGCTGCATCGATTACTTCCATAATGAAAGGACCATGTTCTGTGTCCTTCATCAAGGCGCCGAACTCAGACTTGTAGAATTTCTTCTCTATCATGACCTCGCCAGTCTTCTCGTTGACGACGCTGAGTTCCTTCCACGCACCTTCGCCAGAGATGTTGATGGCGAGGCCCTTCTTCTTCACGGCACCGTTCTCCTTACAGTGAGTCCGACACTCGTCGAAGAGGTATTCATCCTCCACGATACCCTTACCGAAGATAATATCGAACTCACATTTGCGGAAGGGCGGCGCTACCTTGTTCTTCTTAACGGTCACAGTGGTATGGATGCCGATGGGCATACCGTTCTTGTCCTTCACCTGATTTCCACTACCGAGTCGAATACGAACAGAAGAATGGAAAGGAATGGCTCTACCACCCGGTGTAGTCAACGGATCTCCATGCATCACGCCGATGTTGTCTCTAATCTGGTTGAGACAGAGCAGCGTGACGTTATTCTGGCCAATTACGCCGGTAATCTTACGCATACCTTTGGAGATAGCGCGGGCCTGGAGACCAATAGAATTTTGCTCGTATTCTCCATCGAGCTCGGCCTTGGGAGAGGTGGCGGCGACCGAGTCCCAGATGACGAGAATCGGTACGTTCTTTTCGATGATCTGTTTCGCCTTGAGGATCGTCGACTCGATGATGGAGAAGACTTCCTCCGTGCAGTGCGAATCACAATAGACGAATCGCTTACGGACGTCGATGCCCATGTCAGCTAACTTCTGCACGGGAGTGGCGTTCTCGGTATCGATATAGACGACGAGGCCACCCATCTTCTGGGCGACGGCGGCGGCGTGATAAGCCAAGTGCGACTTGCCCGACGAAGGCAGACCAGAGATCTCGATGATCCGACCCTCGGGGTACCCGCCACCGAGAGCGTTCTTGATCGCATAGTTCAGCTGGATAGAACCTGTATCGATCCAACGCTTGACGATCGTTGGTGCATCCATCTCCGATAAGTTGAAGGCGATTCGCGTGCCGAATTCCTTGTTGATGGAGGAAATGAGGTCCTTCATCATGTTGTCGACTTCGTTCTTTTTCGGAGTTGTTTCTTCTACTGGTTTTGCCTTTGCCATGTGTCTATTATCCTCTTCGCGGGGTACATAGTACAAACGCCGGAAACCTATTTGATTCCCGGCGTTTGCATTTCAAGCAGACGTCACTCGTCGCCCATCAAGTCGGCGAACGCGTCGTCCAATGACTGCTTCTTGACAGGAGCAGCACCGTCGTCGGCCTTCTTCGACTTCTTCGCTGGCGCAGTCGCCTTCACCTCTGCGACGAGGTCGTCGAGGGCATCGCTCGTAGGAGCTGGGCCTCGCGTCGTGGGAGATGTCGATACGTCCTCTGCGACGCCACCATTTAACCAGTTGTTGAGGACCGCCTCGATCTCCTGCGTCGACTTGAGACGATACATATCGTCGAGATTTGGGATCGAATTAAGCCAATTCTCTGATGTCTTCGAGTCTTCGTGCAATTTCGTTGGTCGCCGAGCTGGATCGACTGTCGTGTCGTTGAACTGCTTACCTGGTTGCTTTGTGATCGAAACCTTCAGGTCGAAGCCCTCCGTCGGAGAGAGGATGTCGCCGACCTCCTCGTCGAGGAAGAAGCCAAGCATTCGTTGGTAGACTAGCTTGCCGAAGCTCCAGATCTGGACGCCTTTGTCCTCCTCACCGCGGACGATGACCGGAGCATAGCACCGCATCTTCGGCTGCAACTTCTTAGCAAGGACTCTGTCGTCCGGTTTACCGCTACCGTATAGCTTGCGGATCAAATCGTTGATAGGATCTGGTTTGCCGAACTGATTCGGAGCCAAGATACCAGCATTTTCACCAATGTAGTAGAACCATCGCTCCATGAACGGCTGACCATCAGGCGCGTTCTTCCATGGAAGACACCGAATCTTGTGCTCGCCGAGGCTCGGCTTCCACAGCTGGACCGACGAGGTCCTCTTCACACCAGACAGCTCTGCAACGCGACGCTTAATTGCTTCTAGATCAATTGCCATTTTGTTTTTTCCTTTTCCGTTTCCTTATTCCATACCCTGTGGCAGGAATATGTTCCTGCACCGTGCAGGTAACTCTACCCTACCACAAACCTTATATCGTGTTCAACGCTTCTTTTCAGGTCCAACCTGGCTTCTTGCGCTTGTGGCGCTTGCCGCGCGCTCCCGGACCTTCGGCGTCTTGGCCTGTGTATCCGAGAGGGGCTGCGAAACCAGCGATCGCACCTGCGCCGCTGAACTCGTCCAATTCATTTGATGATTCTTTCTCATCCGAATCCTCGTCCTTATCCTTGTCTTTTTCTGCCTTTTCACCGGGTTTCGGCGTGCCAGGTAATTGGTTCGCGACGGCTGGATTAGCTTGAACTTCCAGTAGCGCTTCCCTGATGTACCTACGTAGCAAGGCGTTCATGGAGAATAAGTATATCTCACGGCGTCCAGTCGCCACCGACTTTTTCTTGCATGGTGGAGATATAGTCTGCCGTCATCGTCGTGAAGACCAAGGGACTCGTCTTCAAACAATATGGCTTGTTCTCGTCGAGGACAAAACCATCGTT